TGGTGTCTCTCGTTCCGCATCTCCTATTCATGAGGTATTCGATATTATTGATAATCATATTCGAGTTAAATCCGACCCTTATATTCTCTACATACAACCTTCTGATAGAAGTCGCACAATGCAATTAAGACATCTCATAGGCACTCGCGCAAGGCCCAAAGAAGCAAATACCGCCGGTATATACTACATGATGAGTAAAGGTATTTTGAGAAGTGTATCTGAAAGTGAAGGTGAGGACGGTGTACGTTTCACTAACTTCCGTTTACAAGGTACTACATCTCTTGCTAACACTGCGACTGCTAGTGAGATAGGATCAGGTAGTCCTGATTCTCATATCATCAAAGAGTTGGACCCTAATGCTCCTGTTGTTACAGTAACTCTAGGTGGACCGGGTCAAGGTGCGTATGATACAAAACCATCCTTCGACCCTAGCCCTCTTTCACGTCTGCCTTATACCACTAGGAGAGGATTTTCAGTAGTCGCTCAATCTGCTCGAATTGATTTACATGGGAGTACACCCATTCAGTACATCGAAATTCGACCTTTGAATAACAATACTCCTGATCTTGAATCATGGGGAACGTATCCTTTCCCGAAGAAAGGGCGATTGTATTTGAAGAATGGAGCAAGTGCTGAGTATGCTTCTAAGAATGGTGTTGCTTTCTTCTTCACAGACGGTGCTGTTGGTGATGGTAAATTCACTCTTGCTGATGGTCAAGACCTCGGTTCGCTCAAGGCTTGGTGTATTGCGTCCGGGCTTCTACCTGAAGCAAGTGGTGTTACTGGAACAGATAATGATACATTCTATCTAGGTGAAGTAATTCTTGGAGATGGTTATTTCTACATAGAAAACGCTGCTGCTGACGGAACTACAGTTAATGATAGAATGTTCCAATCAATGGATGACGTAACTCACGATTACCAATTGGGAACTCAGTATGCTTCTACTCGCGCTCTTGTAGAAATTCCATTGTTTGGTGGGCAATTCTTTGAGAGTGCATCTGAGGGTATATTCCCCGGTCCTGATAACTCTTTGAAGTTACATGTTGATGCGACCATGACTGCACATACTTGGAATCCAAGTCCTGTGGGTAGACGATTCCCTGAGAAGGCTCCTGCTGACCGCGCTGCACGAGCAGCGTATGCGTATGCGATTGAGCGTGATAAGTTCTCTAAGAGTTCATCCATTATGTTAAGAGCAAAAGATGTAGGTTCTACATATCGATTGTATGTTAGAGATCCTGATGTATTTCCTGCCGCTGTTACTAGCGCTTCATCTTACTACAACGTAGACAATGTAGTAGTATACCGTCAGGCTTTCTTACCCAATGGTGAGTGGATTTTATATCAAAATGACCCAGCATCTGATGGTTACATAGAGTTTGCAGATTTTGAATGGGCTTACTCTGAGGGCTTTTTAGCAAGTCATAGAGCAGGTATGCAATTGCTTGTATCTGATGGTTACGAATCTGAGAGAGTCATACCTATCTTTTCGGATGATGAGACAACATCATCAGACTTTGAGGGCAGAAGTGAATATTACTACGACCAAGCGAGCACCAAAACACAAGGCGGTAACGTAGATTATGGACTCCGTCAATACGTTAGTGCCGTAGAATTCAAGGCTGGTCCTACAACAAATCCTCACGCTGCTCGTGTGAAATCTAAACGCGCTGCGGGTAGAATAAATGCTTTAACACCTCTATACAATGGAACTAATTTCAGTGGAGTCTTCACTGTATCTTTAAGTGAAGAAGATGCTGCTTTATTTCCTGAAGTTACAGCCAATGTAGATGGAAGTAACAATATACGATTTCAGACTGGAGATAAGCACTATAAAGCAAAAGTCACCTCTCCAAATGGCGCTTCATTTGATTGCATTTATTGGGGGAGAACTAATGCTACTTTCGCACATCCATTGGTTATGTCCGGTTCAGGCTCTGTAGTAACATCTAAGATACCAAATTCAACTATTGTTTTAGAAACGATAAATCGACTTACTGTTCCTAATAATTTGAATTCAAGTTCAAGTGATTTTGCCGTTGGGGGGACAGTAAAACTGATAGATTATTCTCATGGCTCTTTAGGAGGCTCTAGTGCTATAGGTGAAATTCAAACAAGAAATAACCTCAATATTTCTCAATCGTATCGACCAAGTTTAGATGCGAACTCTTGGACTCTTGCTCGTGTAGATGAGCAGACTCTTACCGCCACTGCTCCTTCATCAGGTAAAGCCATGTCTCTTCAATTCGATACTCGTGGATTCAACTTGAAAGTTGGGGATGATGTATATGCTGATCCTTCAGTTGCAAGTGGTATTGTTGCAGCGAATGCTCCTATTTATCTCGGTACTGTTCTTTCAATCGAGGAAGGCGCTGTTACTGGAAATTCGGGGGGAGCAGGTACAGCGAGTACTATAACTCTCATGGACCCGATGTTTAATCTTCCGGGTCTTCTCGGATTGGGTACAGCAGATGATGATTTTCAAGGCGCACTCGCTGCTGGTACTGTTTATCTTCGTGTTGGGATAAATTCAGTACCCGCAGATGAAGACGCTATACTGAATCGCTCTTGGATACACCCTTACGCTCAAGGAGGATTGCGAAATGGTGATACCATTTGGGCGAATATGACGTACAATAACCCTCATGCAACTGAGGGATTATTTGCAAAAAGCAGAGGTGTTTTCAATGAAGCATTGGTATGTAATGTATTCAACGGAGGGGAGGGAGTTTTATCCCCTTCACCAAGAAATAGTATACCGTTAGAAAACTTTCTCATTGGCGACTCTTGTTATGAAACAGCAGTGAATTATGTTCAACACGTCAACAAAACAATTGAGTTGAATTATACAAATTTGGGGTTAAGTAATCCCCCCACAGTGGCGTATCTTGACCCTTATCTAGCAAGTGATAGCCATGCTAGTGTTATCTTATATGATGTAGCACATGACCGTGAGTTTGTTGCATTCCAAGATTTACATATGCAAGTTCAAAGTAGTGCTAAACATGCTGAAATTGGCTGGCAACGATATGTCGCGAACGCAGATTTATCGACTTATGGTATTGGATTAAATGGTGCAAGTCAGCACCCTTACATTACACAAATAGATGTAGGAGCAGGATTCCCTTCACAGAATCGATGGGTACGTTCATCTACACGTTCTCGTTTCATGGAAAGTGCTTATGCACATGATGTAGCAAACAGAGTGGCATCTTCACTTCTTACTCCGTTAGGCGGCTCTGCTGCTTCTGCTATTTCTCCCCAAACGTATGCTTCTACTGGTAATTATACTACAATATACGGTAAAGCCCATGGACATTTCGTTCACACTGGATATTACATTGGTGCTGGTTTTGGAGAAAATACAATGGGAGATAGTATTCTTCCAAGAACAGAAGAGGGAGTTGCATCATCTTATGTAGCAGATACTAAGCATTCTTACACCCGTAAGTCAAGAAGTGCAGAACATAACCTAACTGTTGCTCTTAGAGAACATCGTTTGGCTGCATCTCAGGCCACCATTAGAGACCCATCAACTTTGTTCGATACTCCTGACGGTACTCGTGTAATACCTGCATATCTCGCACTCAAAGGTATACGTTCATCATCACTTGATTTAAGTGGTCATTCAGAGACTCGATTACAACATCTTAAACAATGGACTGATATGGATTTCACTCGTCGTCTTTCGATTGACCTCGGTGAAGTTGGAGTACGTGATGGTGTTACTGATGTTGAGGCTGCTGCACGCGAGGTAGTACGACTCATTAATCAAGGCGCTGCACCGAATGGAAGAACACATGCTCGTCGTCCTAAGGAGAGATATGTTGCGAGAGGATCTTCTTTAACAAGTGTAGAACCATCAGATATAACTGACCAAGGGGGTGCTGATTTTGCTGCTACTGGGTCTACATTTAATCCTGCCTCGTGGTGGGATGATGATTCCTTTGAAAGTCATGATAAAGGAACTCATATGGGATATGTACGTGCTCATTTAGGTCGTGTAGTGCAAGATTCACGAGGACGAGAAGGTTACAGTATTATCATTCATAGTACCATACCGGGCGCAACTGGTCGTAATTTCTGCGTGTGGTTAGATAATAGTAAAGGACAAACACCCTATGAGCCTGAGTTCTTGATTGGTCACGGTGGGCGTTATCGTACTTTTTGGTGTATGCCTGATGAAATGAGTGGGGAAAATATGCACCCTGCCCCTATGCCGTTGAATAAGGATGGGAGACCTTTTGCACCAATCACTACACTCAAACAATACACATTACCTGATGAAGCAGGGCAGCGCATTAAGTCAACTTCGGACTTCGCTGACCGAGATGATGAATCATCTGATCCAGTGAATCGTGCAATGAGCATGGTTGTTGGTTCAGGTCAATCACACAATACAATAAATACTGAATCTCTTGAGGCTGAGGGATTTGTTACATCTCTTGTGAGTGGGTTGAGAACTGGAACATCTGCTACTGGTCGAGTTAATTTCGGTGGACTTGTAGCCTCAGGAGTGCCGGGTTTTGCTCCTGATGCTGGTGAATGGGGTTTCGGTCGTAAAGGAGATGGGAGATTCCCGAAGTACTATGGTGATGTTGTAGTAACCGATAATGCAGTTACTGTTGCTTCATGCACAACTGTTGCTAACTCAACCCAAGTTACTTTCACTAATGTATCAACATCACATGCTCTTGTTGAAGGTATGGGAGTTAGTGGTAGTGGTGTACCTTCCGGCACAAAGGTAGCATCAATTACAAGTTCTACAACTTTTCAACTTGATACTGCTGCTACTGCGGGTGCATCTGTTACTCTAACATTCACACCTCAAGCACCAACTAAGTACACTACTCATGTTCCTGCCAATGATGTGAAAGTAGGTAATATTGGTAATTCTAATCTCTATGGTTTCCGTTTCGTAGATCATCGTGGTGTGGGTCATGGAGTACGTTTCCTTTATCGTCGATTTGGTGAAAAGTTCGCGCTAGAAAATACACATCTTCCAAACACAATTAATGATGAAGTAATGGTCTATTTTGATGATAGGGATGTAGGAGATGGTGGTTTTACAATAGGTCGTCATATGCATGGTTCAGGCGATGCCACTGGTCGTTTTGATGCATCTGATTCTAATGCTACTCATGTTCATTGGAGAGGTAATCGTTGGCGCGGAGTACCTGCACCGAACGCAGCATACGATTGCGAAGTAACTTATGATGCAACAGCAAAGTCGTTGACTATCCAACCACTAGCAGCATACAATGGATGTCCTCATCATGATATGCTTGGGTACATGGGGTTCCCTCTAAAGAATGGAGTTATACAACTTTCAGACCCTTTTAATGATTCTACAATGAAGGGTTCTCAGGGTCACATGTATTCGTATACATCTCGTACTCGTGATACTGGAAGTGGAACTCATGTCTTTTACGGTGTAGAAGGAAATAATTTCACTGCGTCTCATAAAACAGACGGGTCAAGTGGTGTTACTACTGTTACTCACATTTTTGGTGATGGAGCCAACGGTGAGATAAGAGCGCTTATTTCATCAGCACCAAATTGGACGAGTCTTGTAACTGACGAACTCTTGGCTGCTGTAACTACAAGCGTCATTAACATGAGCGAAGTAAACAGTGAAAATGGCGTAACATTTGATTGCACGAATATGTACGCTTCCGATGGGCGCACGTTTGGTGACTGGGGCGTAAAACCCGATGCCATTAGAATTAGAGCGTACAATCCGAATCGAGGTATTCAACCACTATCAAATTTCTTTGAGGCAACACTGCACAAAGATTTGGCTATTCAAGCAGCACATGTTGAGTACGGAGAGATTGCATCTATTGCTGTAAAAGCAGACGGAATTACATTACCCGGAACAAGTAGAGCAGCCACTGATGCTAAAATAGATGCTGGATTACGCAATCCATGTGGGTACATACCTCGCACATTAATGCAAGTACGCACCAAAGGTAAGGGTTCCAACGCGAACACCCTGTCCCCCATTCTTGTAGATAGTAGAAACAATCCAGTTGATGCGTCTGATTGGAAAAAGAATTTGATTGGAGAAAGTTATACAGCAGACAGTGGGGACCACATTTTACCGAACATTAGCAATCCTACCGTTATCATCACTGCTGCTGATGTAGCAGGTTCAACAACAATGAATTTAGCAGTTGGTGAGATGTGGTATTTTTCACAACCTGCTGGGGAAGAGGGGACCAGTGTATCTTCTAAAGACAAGGTTGCTTCATTCGGTAGTATATCTCCCATTCATTATAGGGGTGCAACTGGTCTTGTAACTGGCGCTAACGCTAGTGGTGCATCTCAAACTCGTTTTGATTTAATTACAACTAACTCTGATTGGCCGGGAAGCGACCCCGGAGCCAATGCTGTAATGCAGAGATATGACTTAGGGTCTTCAAGAGCAACGAGAGTAAAGGTAACTGAGGATGACGAAGGACTAGGGAGAGTAACTCTACATGGATTTAGTCGATTTGGTATTACAGGTAAGCGAGCGCTTGGTAGTGTAAACTCTGTTCCACAGGTCTTCTTCCGTGGTGCGCGTGATAGTACAGATCATTGGGTTCCATTGTTCTTCGGTGGTGGGTTTAGCGGTGTAGTTTTAGATGTAAATGATGGAACAGATACTGATTACTCTTCATTCAATACTCATCCATATGCGAATGGTCCAACTGGTTGTGCTGGTATTCAACACGCCAATGAAGTTCTTTCATCTCACGCTATGATTGATTGTAATGCGATTATGGCTTTCTTCCCCGGTACACCGTTATTAAATCAGCATCGTGGTTCAGTCAATCCCCCTGCATTTAATCAAGACAATATGCTTTCACCGGATCTTAAACGTGGTACTCAAGCAGTAAATGCAGATTTCCCAAACCCAGCGGTATACACAGCAGGTGTTACTATTCAAGTCCCATCTCCATTCCTTCTTCGTTTTGCACATCCAACAGCACGATACGGCGATGCAGTTGCTGGCACTGAAAACAAGACGACCTACCTCATATATGGTCCCGGTCAAGCATTCCCGTTCACGCAAGAAGTGGCTGATAGCAGTGGTTCTCACAACGCTAAGGAACCACATCCCGGTAGAGCGATAACAGCCGGTGGTACTCATTCTAGTGTTCCTTATGGAAAGACTGCAATTACTGATGCTACTTGCGATACGAATAACACAGCGGGTAGTGGTTCATCGTTTGGAGGCAATCCAAAAATCATCCAAATGGACAACACTGCAAATGTAAAAGTAGGCATGACTGTAACAGGAACAGGTATTGCTGATAATTCAATCGTTACACAGATAGACAGTTCTACACTTTTTAGGGTGAGTGAAGATACTACAGCAACAAATACCAATCAAACTTTGACCTTTACGTTAAACCAAACATTCCCGAATCACATTGAGAATGACCAAGGCCATTATATGCCAATGACGAGTACATATCAAACTGATCGTGGCCGCTTCCATTGGAGGCAAACAATGAATTGGGAGCCAGCAATGGGTAAACCAAACACTGGAGTGCTATTCAATCGACCTGAACAAGGAAGAATGTACGGTGATATGGTAAATCCATTGGGGCCTATCCCGTCTGCTTCAAATATGGTTGACTTCAAAGTGCTTCATCCATCTCGTCATGCAGTATTCATGGGTGGAGGAATGGCATCAAACGCAGATTGGTGTTTCCATATGGATGGCGGGTATCATCCCGGTGGTTCATGGATGGATAATCAGATTTCTATGAATCCAGCGCATCCGAATGGAAATACGTTAATCTCCAAAATATCAGCAAGTGCTTGTAGTGTCCATCCTACTGCTTTCCGTGTTGCTGGTGTTTTAGCAAAACGTATGCTTTTCGGTAGTAGTGGTGCTTTCCAATCTCAAACACCTGATACAGGTTATGTGGATATGGAATACATTGTTGTTGATGGAACTCGATGCCAAAACGGAGAAGAACTTGCTACTGTAATTGGTGCAGCCGTGAATACTTTCCCCGGTGCTGGTGCGCTCAAAGCAATGGGTGGAACCTTCATGCCGAGTATGGGTACTGCTATGAGACAAGATCGTTATGGTTGGGATGGGGCATACGCCGTAACTGCTTATCGAAATACCGGCTCAGGTTATGCAAGTAGTAGTGTAGATACAACTGCTGATGATGATACTCAAGAAAGTAGATATTCATATCTTGATGTGCAATTAAGTGAATTTACTGATGGTGATAACTTTCCTGCTTCAGGTTGGTTAAGAACTGGAACTCAACACAAAATAACTGTAGATGGGAGTAAAGAAAATGCAGCACCTGCGTACGCTCCTTATCATACAAGATTGGTCTATGAAAGTGGAGGAACATCGTATGTTAGGTTTTTCCTCGGTTATAATTATCTCACTGGGAATAAAGCATTTGAGAATGCTGAAACTTGGCATGATATAGAAGCAGGGGGGACAATCGCTGCTGGTAATATTAACATTCCAACTGTTGCCGCATCTGATACAATTTATGTGTGGTCTAAAGCAGGAACATTCTCTTACAACAATGAAAATCTTGCTGAAAGAAATCATATGACTAATGTGCATTTCAATGGTCTTGTTGATGCTATTGATAGAACAAGACCTACGGGTGTTGTTGGTTGGGCAGGGGAACGGTATTCGTATCTCAACAGTCTATTGGTTGGGTCATCTTACGCTGCTGGGTTAGGTGCATGGCATCCTATGCTCGGTTTCTCTCCTTACGGTGCTAGTATGGGTTGTGCAACAACTCTTGGTCATTTACCTCATCTTGCTCCTATGCCAAACAGTGCAGAGTCGATAAGACCTGATTCTTCAACCGCTCTTGTGAATTTCCCAAGTACGAGTAATGAAAATGCACCTTATGATGAACTTGGAAATATGAATAATGAAATAAGAGATGGATCCGATTATCAGGCTTGGACACCGGGTTATGCTGATGTTTCTGATTATCATAGCATACCTGTATTTTACGATAATGATGAAATTGTAAATGAAATGCATCACCCTCAAGGAACTTATGGTAGAGCACTTCTTGTTATAGCCTATGAATCTGAATTACCACTTGTTGCTAAGTATGACCGTGATGGAATTACATGTACTGGTGATTGGTTATTGGCCGAACAACAAGGTAACAAAGCAAAGGCTGGAACCACACGTTGGGATGAGCGTATACATGGACAAGATCGTTTTTCTTGTACTGCTAACGCTGGACCAAATGTCGAGGCATTGATAGCAAGCACTACATCTTTACCCACGATAAGTAATATTACAGCAACAAACGGTTTGGATGCTGCACCTTTTGATGCTGAGTTCTTTTTACATGATGAGGTTATTGCAGATAATTATCTTGAGAATGCTACACCATGCCGAGCAGAAACTGGTGATTTATTTTATGATCTCGATAAAAGTATAGGGTCTCATTTCTCAGCAAGTGCTAGTGCTCAAAGAAATATTGCATCTGATTTCTATGCTAAAGCAAGTAATAGACCATCAGCATATTTTGCTAATACTGCTATTGGTAAGACATTTTGGGTAGGTGACGTTAATGGTTATGAAATGTATAAACGCGCTCCTGCTAAGAATTTCAATGCGGAACATGTTGTTTGGAAGCGTATGGATGGAGGAAGCCTATCCCTTCCAGCAGTTAATGCTCGTGGACTCGGTGCAGTACCGTGGATAAATCGCGTTAAGAGTAATACTCAATACACTATGGGAGAGAAATTGTATGGTAATGTACGATTCTCATTCGAGACAACCAATAGCGCTATGATGCCTATCCTTCAAGCACAGGAACTTTCTCATCCACAGTTGGCTTCTAAACACCCACATGAATTACGTAACATATTGGAGATACCAAATGAAGAATTACAATTTGAAGCAATGAATGTTGTAGATGATACAGGCCAAACTCATAAGATTGAGGGTGGGTCGCCGTTTGGTGTTATCATTCGTGCGTTTGAAACTGCTGGTGAAAGATTAGCAAGTGGCTTACAACCAGCAAACGCCAACAGTGGTATAGAGCCAAATCTAAAAATTAAACTTCCAGATCCTAACGCTATACCCGGTAACATTATCGTTCGTTCAGGATTCGATAGACTGCAAGCCTATCAGAATGAAACTATAGGTGATGGAGGTATGTTACATCCTGACCTCGGTGCATCACACGTAGGACATCTGTTTGATAATGCAATCAAAGGACCTCGTTTTGGTCCTACAATGGGTGAAGTTGGATGGGAACATATTTCAGAAGATGCATCGTTCCCTGATAGTAAGAGAGATGGTTGGAAGAAAGCAACTGAGGACAATCCAATTCAATCATCTTATGAGTTACATGATCGTACTTTGTTCTTCCATGTGACTAAGATGGGTCATAGCCATACTGAAAGATTCCCAGTAATCTACGAACATGCTAATGGTGTCGTAAATCAATCAATTACTGTAAGTAGTTTCGTTGGTACTACACTCACTGCTTCTGCTACCGTAACAAGCAGTGTATTTGATGCTGGATTTGGTACTAAAGAAAAGAGTGATAATCGACGCTTCTTACGTCTTGCTACCGCTACTGATGCAGTGGTTGTTTCCTATACTGGTATTAGTGGTAGTACATTTACGGGTGTAGTGGGAGATATTGACTTTGACCAGTTCTTACTCGACAACCCACCTGCAACAAGTACAATCAACATTTCACCATCGTACTATGTACCTGCGGGTAGCACTCGATTCTTTGCTGCTCGACGACTACGTGACCATGCCGAAGTTAGCGGTAATAGTCCTGATATGGCTCATACACTTTATTTTGATGGGGATGAAGATACTTTACTTCATACACGATACAGCAAACCACAACTTACGCCTATCCCGTATCCAAGAATGGGGCATCATTTCGTAAATGCAACCATGCCTATGCTTCCGGGTCATTGGGCGCATCCTGCGTATCAAGGGCTGTATGATAGAACTAGAAGTCAACAAACCGTTACTATGGGGGATCAAGATTTCATTACTCTACAAGATAATATCGGTGTGAATACTACAAGTCTTGCATCTAGCATTACAGATAAATTCCATCCATTAAATCCACCATTAAGAATTAGTTCTCTTACACCTATTCCTTCCGGTCCTAGTGATATTCATGGTGGTGCATTTACTCTAATGTTTGAGACTAAGGTAAAGTACGAAGGTTATGGTATTCTTGCATCTAAGGGTACTGCTGGTGATATGAATAAGGCAGGTGGGCATTCAATCATACTTGAAGCAGCAGGGAATTATACGTTGGATAATCACTTCCCTGATCCTGCCGAAGTTGGAGCATATCAGATTGTAATACAACCGAATCTAAGAAAACAACAGATTGCTGGCTTCCATGCAAATCATAGTTCAGCCACTACTTTACCAAACGGCTCTGCGGTTGAGTTAACAAGTCAACAAGTCAATCTTGTTGTTGGAATCAAGTATGACGCTGAACGAGGCACTGCTGTAGGTGGAGTAACTCTTATTCTTGCTGAGGCTACTCTCGCTGATGTACGTGGTTGTGAGGTATTCATCAATGAAGTTATTCTTGACCATGACCCTGACCACGGTGGGCAGTTTACCAATACACCGCCTTTGATGACGTACAACCCATTGGGTGTTCAAGGAAATCAAAGTCCGCCATTTACTCGCTCTACTCACGCATACCACGCAGGTATGTTCGACGATTCTACACCGGGTAGAACACTACACATTCCGTGGTGGTCTATTATGCACAAGGTTGGTCCTGACGATAGTACGGCTACAGGATTTAAACATCTTTCATTGTATAGAATAGATAATTATTATGAATTCTGTCGAGCAAGTTTTGGTTCTATCGGTTGCCAATTAACACTTGCTGGTT